TTATAAATTTTTTAATTTTTCTTTGGCCTCTGAGATCCAGCCCTCCACCTCTTGGAGGTCGTCTTGTGTCTCAAGATAATTTAAAATATAATTTTTACATGTGGACTTATAGGTCCTCCGTCTTTTGTTCTCCGGGTTTTTTGCGTCCCACCTATCCCGGGCCCGGGCTTGGGCGGGAGAGGTTTTCAGATCTCTCGACATTCTATCGTCCTTTCTTGCTCTTTTCCTAAAAAGGTGTATAATTTAAGTTGATAGAGAGAGGGGAGCAAGACCCTCAGTCTATCTCTGGTTTTTGCCTACTGATTATTCAGTAGGCTTTTTTTCTACTAATTCTCTTATCTCTTTTACGGCTTCGTCTTTAGTTTCAGCTTTTTCGATTATTTTTATAATCATTTCTAAAACCGTTTTAAATTGTTCATTGGTCATACCTTCCATTTTTTCTCCTTTCCGCTCTTGCTCTTAGCATACTCGTAAGGTCTTCCCTTACTGTACTTATAGTATATACGCTATATCGTATGATGTCAATAGATTTTTCAAAGTTTTTTTATAAATTTACAAAAAAATTCCAATAAAAAAAGCCCCAGGGCCTAGACCCCAGGGCTAATAAAGCAGGCCAAAAAACGACCTCACAGAATCGATTTTAAGGCCCCTATTTTAACTTTTTGATACTAGACTATGCTAACAATTGTAGATAATTTCCGGCCTTGGTCTTTTATGACCTTACCACCTGCAATCATAGAGGTGGAGCCACCACCATCAAGATTAATTGCACTATAAAGGCTAAAGCTACTCAGTAAGTCTTTTCTTGCGTCGGCCAAGGACCGGTTAGCTTTTGTGATAAGTAGCAAAACCTTTTTGTCCTTGGTATAGGCCATCAGGGTGTGTGCAGTACATCTAGCTATATCCGGCAAGGCTCCCTCAAGCTTGAGATTATAGTCCGGATATAAAGCATTGCCACCAATAGCCCACTTAATTTTACCAAGCTTTTGTATCTCTGACAGGTCATTAAAGCGGTCCATAATCACCCGGCCATCTGTAAAGCATACCATAGTACCTTTTTTAAGACCTTTATAACTATTTGTCCAGGAGTTGGGACCTAAAGCCACTCCGTCCTGGATAGCCATCTGCCAGATACTCTCTTTAAGGTGTGGGCGAGGCGTGTCAAAGTAGGTCCCATTGATAGCATAATCAAGACTAAGCTGGCTCATCTTCCGGCCGGCTACAAAGCCTATCCGGACCTTTAAAGGGTCTACCTCAATGACATGGAAATTACCTTTTTGGTAATATTTAGTACCCCGGTCTTTTGCAGGACCGGGGCTTGTTACTTTTTTGTGTCTACCAGCTTGTCTATAATTACAGCCACCTCTGCACGCGTGATCTTATCATCTGGTCTAAAATTACCTTGTCCATCTCCTACCATAAGGCCTTTATCCATGACTCTCTTAATTGAGTCCTCGGCCCAGTGGCCTGTGTAATCCTTTGTCATTTTTGCACCTCCAAAATCACTATCCTTAGATAGATCTATCTCCCACTCAATTGGCTTGCCTATATCCTCTTTAAATTGCCACCAAGCTTTCCAGCTGAGCCTGCTCATGTGTCCAGGACAATTTTTCCTACTTGCATCATAGTGGCGGACAACTCTTTCAAACGGGATATTAAATTTCTTCATGAGATTTTTTGTTAATTCCACGGTATTTTTATAAGTTTTGTTGTAGTCGCCATCAGAATTTATACACATTTCCACATTTAAGGAGTTTTGATTTGTGATACCATATCTTCCATGGCCATCACCGACCGCATGAGCCGCTAAAGAGTCTCCTACAAATTGTACAATACTATTATCATCTACAAAATAATGAGCGCTAGCCTTACGTGAGTTGGTGCCAACATAATTTTTGTGGTTTAAGGCATTAGCACCAGCTGCGGTGTTTCCGGTGTCGTGGATAACCAGATATAAAATCTTAGGATTTTTACCACGACTGGAAAAATTTTTCTTTACTGGTCTGTACATAAATTTCATTTTAATTTCATCCTTTTAATTTTTTCAATATCCATATGGTCTAAATCGTCCTTAGTCCGTCTAAAAAACTGACCTAACCAAGGTGGTAGAGTTCCAGGCCTTATCGCATCATAATTTTCCACGATACTAATTCCATAGGTCAAGGTTATAGAGTAAATTAAAAAGACTGCCACACCTCCATAGCCTAATAGCCAGACATAAGGACAGACTAAAAAGACCAGGCCTACTACTGACAGGTGCTTTAAAATTCCTTTAAGACCTACCTTGCTGTCTAGGTCCTTAGTGATGCCGGCCTTGATATAGCCGGTTAAAATATCCATGATTACAGCAATGATAAAAATATGGTAGTGGCTAATATGGCCTATTCGGCCATAAGCCTCTATGAGTTGGTTAATGTTGATTTCCATTTGTTTTCCTCCTTAACTTTTACTTACTACGAAACTGCCATAAATCAAAAATTCAGCGTTTTCCGTATTTAAAAAATCTGTGATACTCAAGTTCAGGTTAATTTCCAAGTAATTTCTATCGATAATTAATGAGGGTGTAAAATTAAAGCCGTTATTTGAGCTTTTAGAAGCATTATGGGGTTGATAGGACCCCATCCATCTGTCTATTGATAGCACTCCATTTAATAAATATGGCTTATTTCCATTAGGGGGCAAACCTCGTGCAATTTCTATTGGTAGCTTAATTCTCATGATCTGACGAGTATCATCATATATCTTAGTTATATCTTTTGGATTTTTGGAATTGTAAAATATATACAAACTACATATGCGACCTATACGATTAAATTCAAAATCTGCAACATCACGCAATGATGTTTTGTATGTCTGAAATGCGAGGTCACTTAATGCTGCGTCAATCTTGGCTTTATCCTCCTTTGTGTAGTCGTTAGTAGACAAAGACTTACCATTTACCTTATCTACTTTATTTTCCAAGGCAGAAGTTATGTCCGCGGTCTTGGCATAATCTTTCAATTGCTCTGTGACATCAATCTCTTTCAAGTCTTCCTTAGTAGCATAGGCTTTTAAGGCTTCTTGTAGCTTGGGATCTGTGATGTACTTGGATAGATCTCCACTAGCTATAATTCTTCTTACTTCTTCTTCGGTAGCCCCTATCTGGGCAAGTAAATCTCTTAAAAGTCCTTCGGTCGCTTTAGCTTCTGTATCTGTACTCTTCAGGATGGTATCTGTCTGTATCGCTTTTTCTACGCTTCGACCCAAGCCTGCTATAGTCTCATTCCCTGCTTCGGTCTTTTCTGTTAAGGTCTGGATGTTTTTTCCAGTTTTTATATTTTCAGACTCTAAGCCTGTCTTTAAGCTTTCTAATTCACTTTTTGTTGTCTTTAAATCCTGGAGAGTCTTTCCTGCATCTGTCTTAGATGTTTCTAGCTGACCTTTAATTTCTAGGGCTTTCTTTTTACAGTCTGCCAAGGCCTCTCTGGTCTCCGTCCCTTCCTGGATATCTACCTTTAGTTTAAGGTCTACTTCCTTGGCTTCTTCCAGGGTTTTGTCATAGTTTCTTATAAGCTTCAGGGCTTCGTCTATGGTTTCAAAGTCTACCAAAATGTTCTTCCCAAGAGTCTGTCCTGTTTCTAGACCTTCTTCTACATACAAGTCAAAAACCTTAGACCCTACTTTTTGCCCATCTTTATTTGTAAGGACAAATTGGGCTTTTTGTAGGCCGGGGTATTTTAATTGGGAGTTATAAACTTGGACCTTAAATTTTCCTTCTCCCGGAGCTGTAATTTCTCCATCTGTGTAAGTTACTTCCTTGTCATTTCCGATATACAGTCTTAGCTTCATTCCAGACACGTCAAGAACATTATTCATGTCTGATAATACTTGTAAATTATAGGTCCTTCCTGTATCTCCCTGGACTGCAAAAAGTCGCCCGTTGTAGGAGTTATCAAACTTTAATTTTAAGGTTTTATCTTGTAGAGTCATGTAGCACCTCAAATCCATCACTTGGTTCTTCCAGTTTGGCCAGAGCCGATTTCAGTTCCTTTTCTTTTATCCCCAGGTTATCAAATTCTTTCTTGAGTCGCCTGGACTGATTAATCATGTCCTCTTTTCGCCAGCCTATTTTGTTGAGTTCATTTTTAATTTCCTGTACTGTCAGGGTATAGCTTTTTTCTTCCTTTACCTTTACTTCTTCCGTTCCTGCCTCTGTTATTGTAATTTTTGTTTCCATTAGTATCCTCCATAATTCAGTAAAGCTTGGATAAAGATGGTGGCATCAATCCGCATTCGTTGTGATGTCTTAATTTCAATCACGTTCCATTTTCCTTTTTCTAGATATTTTGTGACATCTAGGTCCTCTTGGTCACTGCTAAAATAGCCACCACCTGTCAAGGTGCTTGTCTTGTCTGACCCGTTGATAAAGATTTCCATGCGATTGTCAGAGTTAGATTCCTCATAGATTCCATAAACAATCTCATGACTATGGCCAGGGATTGTAAAATCATGGGTGTGGGCTTCTATTGTAATGTCCACATCATGAGTATGGGGATCAATGGAGAGCTTGTGTTCGTGATAGTAGGTTTGGTTGACATCTACATAGCCACCACTTCCACCTTGTACATAGTAGCGATTGGACCGCATGTCTACATCAGCTGCACCATGAGTGGTCCCATAGTCCCCACCTCCACTATCTGAAGTAGTAGTTGCATTTTGATAGCCTCCACTTTCCGTTGTGGGATACTTGGCACTTTGTGTTGTTAGAGACTTGCTATAGGCCCTAAAACTTTCCAGGTAGATTCTTAGACTTGCTTTGTACAGTCTTGCTGTTTCTTTGGGTAGGTAAATTGCAAATTTTAAAGGATGGCCAGGGTCTGCATTGTCACACCGTCCATCTTGCCAAGACTGCATAATTCCATTGTCGTCCAGGACTGTCCGGTTTCCACTTTCATCTGTAAGCTTTAGGCCATAGCGGCCGGAAGCCCAATTTCCTAGCTGGACTCTTTCCCGGCTTTGATTGTCCAGTACCTGGACTCCTTTGGCCTGGGTGATTTTCACGTTGTTATAGAGTTCGTCTTGTACGACAACTTTTTTCCCTAGGTCTGTACTCGTAAAGTCGTTATTGACGTTGATTTGGTTGGCATTTATTTTGGCATAAATTCCAAGAGTACCTACAACTTCATCTGCCACAAGTCCATCTGCAGTTGCGGCAGTTCTCCAATCCCATTTCCCATCCGGTTTTTTACTATTAGCTATAAGCATCTTACCGGCGCCAATATAAATTACTTTGGTGGGGTCTTGGTCAATAGGACTGTCAAAAGAATAATAACCTGCTGGTAGACCATATTTATTTCCAATTTTTAAGTCATAGTTATAAGCCGCGTCATTGAAGTAGGAACTTGTTATCTCATCTCTTAAGTTGTCAATATAATCATTAACCAGGGCTTCTCTCTGTCTTTTACTGTAAGACTCCTCTTTTAGACGATCTCCGGCAGACTGGACTATCTTGTCACCAAATTCATATGAGGTTATTTTGTCTTGTAAAAAGTCCTTCTTTATCTTAAAAATTCTAACCTTATACCTTATATTCATATCTGGCCTTATGATTGCCACTGACTCTCCCAGTTCTACGGGTTCTGTCGTAAGAGTAGAAGCTTTGAATTGCACCTTGGGCCTACAGTTTTCTAAGGCATAATCAAAAGTCTGGTCTGCCAAAAGGTTGAGGTCTTCTGTGTCATCAAAGTCTACAACTCCAACTCTAGGGCTTCCGTCAGGATACCCATAAAGATTTGTCGCTTGCTTAATCTCTATATAGTCCTGACCCTTTGGCTTTTTAACAGTAATCCCATTCTTTGTATTTTCATACTCTATTTCATCAAATTTGATTTTCCGACTATATCCGCCAGTCTTATTGCCATCTTCATCTTCCTGTTCAATCCCTTTTCCACGACCAATAAAAGCGGTATATAGGTTATCCACACTAGATTCTGATACAACAGTTAAAAGCTTGTCTCCATACTCAAACCACTTTCCATGGTCTATGTTTATCCGGTCATAAATATCAATTCTTTTTTCGATAATTTGACCATCTTTAAATTTTATAATGGGTTTAAACTCAAAATCCCAAACCTTGATGGCATCATAAAAAGCAGATAGGGCAGATTGATAGTAAAAGTTTTTCGACGCTCTTTTTGTCACATCATTTGCGCCTAGAGTCCAGCCTGTATCAGCTATGATTTTTTCTACTACCAAGTTCCCTATTGTGTCTTGATTCCTGATATCCCTGATTACATGCCCCTTTAAGTCATCAAAGAAAATATGGATCCCGTCTAATGTCAGGTATCCATTGCTTTTTTCTATTTTTCTGACTTTATACATCCAGAAATTATTTTCTTCTTTGGCTCCAAAATAGGACACATCTTTTGGGTTCAAGTAGGGAAGCTTTGCCTTTGCAGTTATTTGACCTGCAAGCTCCAGTTCCTGTGTGTTTTCCTGCATTTTATCCGCGTTTACATAAGTCAGTAACTCTTGATTTTTATTAAATAGATATACTCCCTGACTCATAAAATACGCTCCCTGTAGTAAACTTTAATTTGTCCAGTATTTGATCTAATTTCTTGACCACTAAATAATTCAAACTCTTGATAGTCACTTTCTACAAAATCTAGATAAGGCATTCCATTTTTTCCATTAATCGTTATCTCATCTTTTTAATAACAACCTTATCTCCATCTTTAAAGTCGTGGTTCAGAATTATTTTTTTACCAGTGTTTATATTTGTGACAATTACCTTTTCATTGTCCCCTGTAATTATCTCAATTTCTTCTATTTTTACCGGATATTTTTTATACTCCAGGTTTTCTATTTTATCTTCTGTCGTTTTTAAATTTTTATATAAAAATGGGTCTGAACAATGGATCGTGAATTTTCCAATTCCTGAATTGCTATCAAAAGGAGGATCTTCAATGGAAGATACTCTTCCAACCCTGTATCCTTCTTCGTCTCTAAAAGAAAATTTAACGTCTTCATCTGTCCATAGGATTTCATTTAATCGCTTAATAAGTTCCAAAAAATAAGCGTTCTTGGACTCCATTATAAAGAAATGAACTTTTATTTCTCTTGCAGGAAGCTTTGAGTCCATTACGAGGTCTCCATTTCTACCTGGCACCTCTACGGTGGACAACTTAGGAGCAAGAAGTTGTCTTCCTTCAACATTGAGGGTCATGTAGTTATTTATTTCATAGTCAAGTAATTTCCCATCAAAAGTTATAGCGCACTTACTAAACTGTTGATTTAAACTTTTATGAATCATCTTCTCACTCCCTTCTTAATAGGCTAAATTTAATTCTATTTCTTTATTTTGCTCCAAACTGATACTGTCCACTAAAGCTCTGAAGCTTTTACCACCAATAGACAAGTTTACTTGGATTGGCTTTGATTCTTTTGATTCATCTGTTGTATTAAAAGAGTTCTGGTCTGTAAAGGAATTTGTCTTTAAATTGTAGGCAATATCTTTAGTTAAGGAGTCTGTCCCAATTGCTTCCATTTCTCCAACTGCCTTTTTAACCGGGTCCAGGTTTCCAGAAATACCAACTGCCATACCTTCTGGAATCCATTGCCCTACTTGATCTCTAAAAACCCTTGACGGAGATCTAATTCCTAAAAAGCTTTTTGCAGCATTAAGGGCTTTTTGTGCAGCGGATTTTGCTGCATTAACTACAGCGCTGGCCCCATTTTTTATCCCTGTTGCCACACCAGAAATGATATGTTTACCTACACTCATGAAACCCGATGCGAAGCTTGATATTTTTTGCTTGGCCGAATTAATGACATTTGCAGCCGCACTCGTGACGGTGGACTTCGCATTACTAATTCCAGTCTTGACTTTATTCATTAATTCACGACCTTTTGTCATGAATTCACCAAATTTGCTTGTAATTTTTTGTACAAGTCCTTGCAAGATGGAGGTCATTGCAGTTAAAATTTCTTGTTTTTTATTATCAATACCCTCTTTAATCTTGCCGGCTAATTCTTTACCCTTTTGTAAAAAGTTGCTTAATTTAGCAAGAATAAGTTGAATTAACCCAGTAAGGACTTGGGCAATGGCCTGTTTAACTTCTTCTTTTTTATTGTCAATTCCTTCTTTAATTTTTCCGGCTAATTCTTTACCCTTTTCTAAGAACTTTGGAATTCCTTTTACAAGTTCAGCAATTAAACTTGCTACCACCTTTGCAATAGCAGCAATAATTTGCGGTCCATTTGTGATTAAAGCCTTTGCTAAAGCTAATATGATTTGTAAACCAGCTGCAATTACTTGAGGAAGTATTGTCGTGATGGCTGTAATGATATTTTTTAATATCTCTCCAAATTTAGATATCATTTGAGGTAGGCCCTGTACAAAACCTTTTACAAAGCTGGTTATAAACTGGACTCCCTTTTCCATCAATGTCGGCAAGCTTGTTTGTACCCAAGTTGCAATCCCTTGAGTGATATTTCCAAGGCTAGTTAACATTTGTGGGATCCCTGTCAGAATTCCTTGTCCAAGGTTTTGTATCAATTCTCCACCTTTGGTTAATAGAAGTGGACCCATTGTTGTAACAAAAGCCATCATCCCTTCAGGAATATTTTTAAAAATCTCCCCCACCATTGGGATTAGATTATCAAAAACAAATGTTGAGATGGTTTCTGCCAAGTGGGCGAAAGATTCCTTGACGTTTTCTCCAATAGCCAAGTTTCCAAGAACATCTGTAAAGGCTGCCTTCATGGAGTTAAAAGATCCTAGCAAAGTTTCAGCAGCTTCTTTTGCAGTTGTTCCTGTAATTCCTAGTTCTCCCTGGATCGCATGGATTGCTTCATAAACATCTGATAAGTTGTTTATGTCATATTTCACACCGGTTAGTTTTTGAGCATCGGCCAAAAGTCGTTCCATTTCCGACTTTGTCCCACCGTACATTTATATTCAATATAGTTCGTTAGGCTATATTCGTTCTCTTATGAACTGCTATATATTTCTATATAGATTAGACTATCTCTTATATGATTTCTCATATCCTCGCGCTTCCATTCACTTGAATGTACTCTACTCCATTAAAAAAGCACCCTTCTAGGTGCTTAATCTGTTTCGATAGTCGTTACACTTTTATGAATTTGTAGTCACTCTTTCTCCATTTTTGTATAAAAATTGATATCCTCTTGTAATTCCCCTAACTCCTATTGTCCCTTTTTCTAGCATTAATGATATATTGCTAATAGTACAATTAAAATAGTTGGCAGTTTCGGAAATACTTTCAAATTCTAATTCTTCAATAATATCAAGCCATCTAATATGACCTCCGCCACGTTTCTTTCTCTCTTCTCCATAACGTTTGACAATTATAGCTTCACTCCTTACTCCAACTGTATTAAATCTGGAGTTCTGTTCAGAATAAGTGGCCCATCTCAAATTATTAACGTTATTATTTAATCTGTCTCCATCTATATGATCGACAGTAGGTTTGTTTTGTGGATTTGGAATAAAGGCTTCTGCTACCAACCTATGAATAGGCACTTTTTCAGCTTTATTATTTTTCCATAGATCCACAATATAATAACCGGATTTTTTATTTATATGTGGCTTCTTTGTTGAGTTAGAATTATTATTTTTAACTATTCCGTTATCACTAACAGAATAACTAGGATTTCTTTCAATTTCTTTCCATTTCATTATATCGCCCCCACGTTGTTTCTATATTTATATTATACAACGTTTCGGCTAAAATACAATGTTTAGGCGACTTTTAATTCATACTTAGCACGGTATTGTCTACGTCTTAATTCGTTTAGAGTTCCACCGTTTTCACGAGGTTTATACTGAGCTAAACGGTTATGTCCACCCAGTTTCAAGTTATCCAACATCGTATAATTATTTTTAGCAAATCCTTGATAGGCATTCTGTATATCCTGCATGTTGGTGCCCATCTTGTTGGCATTATCGCCCATGTCCACCATGGCCATGTTGGCAATATCTGCAGCCTTGCTCGTATTTCCGCCTAGAGATTGGAGTAGGCTAGCACTAAAGGATGTTACATTCTCCATATATTGATTCGCGGATACACCTACTGTCTTATAAGATTGACTGGCATACTGGCGCACTCTATCAGCGGAACCTTTAAAAAGTGTTTCCACACCGCCTATGGATTGTTCTAGAGCACCACCTTGTTTCAAGCTCATGGTTATAGCTTTTCCTATTCCGGCAGCAATAACAACTTTTTTAAAAACACCTACTAGGTTAGATCCTAGAGATTGCCCAGAAGATTTACCAGCACTTACTGATTCTGGTTTTAAAATACTTGAAATTTTCCCGCTTATTCCCTGGGCCGATGGAACAATTTGTACATATGCCTTACCTAGTTCAGTTGCCATTTTCCACCTCCTTTGAGTATCTTATTTCTTGCTTCTTCAAAGTCCTTACTAGATGTGAAACCAAGGATTTCTTTTTCCTCCGTTAGGCTAGCTCCTAAAAGTTTAGGATAGTTTTTACCTTTTTGTGCATCTTTAGTCTTTGCATAAACTAGGAGGGTTAATCTATCCAGAATACCAACCAAAAGACTCTGCTCAACTGTGTATTTACTTTGTGACATCTCTAATTTAATCCGGCTGTCATTTTTCAACCCACAAGCTAAAATAGCTACCAAGGTTGTGGGTAATTGTTTGTAGTCATAAATTTGATAAGTTTCTGCTAGGTCACAAATTAAAGCATTTTCATTAGTTTTTACCATCCATGCAAGGACAATTAGTTTTTTATATCACCGGTCAACTCAAAGATTTCACTAAGCTCCGCTTCAATTTTGTCCATTGGGACAGTTCCGTCCTCAATCCGTACATGATCATAAAGAGCCTTTTTCTGGTCTTCACCTAGTAAAATTTTTATCAGTTTTGGAAGTAAAAATGGATTTTCATCCAGATCTGCAAAATAATCTAATAGTTCAAAATTATTTAAAGCGGCCTTTGGAATAGTGTAGGCAAAACCAGACTTGGTCTTGCCTACAATGACATCCTTCTTTTTCTTTTCCGTCATTTTTATTCACCGCTCTTTATGATGTACTCATAATGGTTGTTTCCATCTTTGTCTGGTAAAGCTTCTAGTGTGATTTCAAAACCTGCAGCATCGTCATCTACATATTCAATGTCTCCTAGTTCAGAAACAACGCCATTTGGAATAACAATTCTCTTTAAAACTCCACCTTTGAGTACCATGTCCACAACATAAGAGTGTGATTCTGCTTGTGCTGCATTAGCCTTTATTGTAATTCCAGTTTCCAGATCACCACTTACGTTTTCTTCTCCATAAACAGTTTTTAATACATCTATGTTCAAGATTTCGATTAACTTAAACTCAAAAGTATCTGGTTTTTCAGAGGCGACAACTAAAACCGTGTCCCCTCCCCAGGCTTTAATTTTTTCAGAGTCTGGAGAGTTTCCATTTACTAAACCATCTTCTGAAATATAACCTAATGACTTTAAGTTTTCATCTAATGGTGTTTTTGCGTCTTTTGGTAAAGTTGCGCCAATAGCACCTACAGAAATAGCTCCACCAATTTTTGGCTTACCATAGGATACATTATTTACATTGCTCATTTTTTCACTCCTTTTAGTATGTGATATCGAAAACGGCCTGATATCGATATCTTTTTTCCGTGGTATCCGTGAAGTTGTAATCACTGTTTAATTTCACTCCACCAACATCACTAACATTGACTAAATTAAAAACCGCCAACTTCACCTTGTCATTAAGTTCTGCCGCTTCATAAAGAGATGGAGCATAAGACTGAAAGGCAAAAGTGGCGGTATTAATTTGATTCTTTCTCCCACCTCCGGTTTTCTCAAACAAGACAAATTTTTTAGGTTCATTGTCTTTATGTTCTAGAACGACTGGTAGGTTTAGCTGTTTCTTTAGTTCTTTTTGTATATATTGTTCAATCATTTCATTGCCTTTAAAAGTGTATTGTGTTTCAAATTCGAGAAGTAAGCATGGGGACTATCCGGATAAACCATAGCATTTACCCTGGTTTTCCCCACGTAAGAATCTGTTGTATAACCAACACCAGCTCTTCCGGCTATACCCCTAGCCTTTTCTTCCACGATGGATTTCATTTCACCGCTTTTTAGCAAGGACCTGACTCCTTCTCGGTTTAAAACAAATTTAAAATCACTCATAAACTTCCACCCAAACTTTCTTATTCCATTCCAGGGGGATTAGATCATCAATTCCTTGAGTATCCTTGCCAAACACCCTAAAGGTTTGACCGAAAAACTTTACCTTGTTGTCTTCCCAAGTGTGTTTATCCCCCTTTGGAATTCCAAGAGCATAAACTGCCTTTTTCCCATAAAGATTAGTGGTGCTCAAGACGTCGTCTGAACTTGTAGGACTAACTAAGACATTTTCAACAGTGATCTCTTTTTCTTCATAGATTGGGTGGTCAAATGGATCCTTTCCTGTTTCAATCCTCTGGATCAAAATTACAGGGATACCTTTCAGGTGTTTCATAAAAATCAATCACCCCATATCTTTGCTTCCTAAGACCTAATCTTGCTAGTTCAGTCCTTTTTATAAAAAGACCTCCTCCCGGTACAAGATAAGTTCCGGACCAAGAATATCCCAAAGCAGACTGGCTCTCTTGAGTCATAGGCTCTTGGTCTGTAGAGGTCATAAGTGTTCTTCCAACAATGTCCACGACAACAGACTTAAAAACCTTCAAGTAGTTTTCATCTTTTAAGAGCTCTCCTAAGTCTTTGCCAACATTGTCTGCCTCTAATCTTATTGATGCCTCTACTGCCGGAATTAACTCCTTTGTTTTTTCCAACTCTTCCTGTGTGAGTGGTCTGAAAAGCTTAATTACATCTTCTCCACTTGTATAGGTCATTTTATTCACCCATCATCAACTTATACAAATCTTCCTTTTTTGCATTTTTATCATACTCAATACCAAGTGCATCAAGTTCATTCATGATATCCGCTTTAGTTAAGTCGGATTCTTTTTCTACTTTCTCAGGTGCAACTTGTTTTTCTTCAAGCACTTTTTCTTTTTGGGCTTCTTTCTTTGTATACTCAACCCAATCTCCACCATAAACTTTAGAGGGGCTATTCAAGATAGCCCCTGTTTTTTATTAATATACTTCATCTTATGCTTCCTTTACGATTGCAAAAGATTCTGGCATAAGGATTCCCCAGCCAAGGTAAGCTTCACATCTGATGTAAATTTGGTTATAGTTCTTAAGGTCTTTACCACTTCCATCTGGATCCCCGTATTGGATAATTTCTAGAGGGATTTGTTTAGCATAACCCCATTTGAAAGCATTGGCAAAGTCCCCAACAATAGCTCTATTCTTTCCGCCGTTGGCGATTGTAGAGTTTACATCAGCCCTTAAACCATTTACAAATTCAGGACTTGCACCCCAAGCAAGTTCAGGGAATTGTTTTACCCCATTCACTTTTAATTTTGCAAGAGCTGTTGCAAAAGCTGGAGCCATAGCGAGACCATTAACTTCTCCGTCTGCGCCTTGAACCATTCCTACTGCCACTTCAACATTTGTATCTGGGTCTGCTTCAGTATAGGCTACAGATTGAGTAACTTTCTTTTCAAAACAGTTATTTCCGATAATGTCTGATGCAGCTTTTGACCGTGGATTGATTCCGTGGATAGCCATGAGGTCAAGGCCTTTGGCAAGTTTCTTTGCAAAACCTTCATTAAAAGCTTTAAGCATGTCAATTTTCACTTCATCTGACGCATACATGAATTCATCAGATACTCTCGCGCCATATTCAACTTTTAAGGGCACAATTGTTACCGGATCAAGTGTAACTCCACCATGGGACTTCTTGCCGTTTTCAGCGACGATATCAATTTCAGAATCCATTGAGAAAACAAATTGTTCTGTTCCGTTGAAAGGAATTGCTTCTTGTCCTGAAAGTGCTGCAAGAGATGATTTTCCCTTCACCTTGTTAATTAAATCTGTTACTAATTGTGCATTAAATAAATTTCCTTTTGATAATACATCTGCCATTTTTATCTCTCCTTTTTAATCTTCAAGGTTTAAGCCTTGAAGTAATTCCTTATATGCTCCACTTTGCCCATTATTAATTTCAGGATTCTTCAATGGTGGAACAACTTCTTGCTTTTCAAAATACTTTGAAAGACTCTTCGCATCTTCCAGCATTTCTTCTTCAGTTTCTCCTTGAATTCTTCCAGCTAAGTTGTAAGGAATTTTGTTTTCTAGTGCAATTTTTCTTTGCATTTCAGATTTTTCATATCCTTTAATTTGTCCTTGCAACTTTTCAATTTCAGAATCCTTTTCTGATGCTTTTTCAAGATTTGCTTTTGTTTCAGCATTTTCTGCTTTCAGGTCTTGGATTTGAGTTTCATAAGTTTTTAATTTTTCTTTAAGCTCTTCTTCAACCTTATTTCTCTCTCTTTTTAGCCTTTCAGCTATAATTTTGTCTAACTCTTCTTGTGTTTCAATTACTTTAAATTCACTCATTTCTTCCTCCCGTTTTCCCACGTCTGGTCATTTTTATATTAAAAAATGGCTACCCTATTTAAGAAGTAACCACCTTTAATAACTTATTTTTTGTTTAATACTTTCTTTTCCTTCCTTGCAAGCCCAATGGGCTAGAATACAAGAATCCATTAAAGCAATGTCCATGTCATCAAATTGAGACTTGTAACCAAAGCCACCACTAGTTCCTATGTTTCTTTTGTCACAATTCGTAACTACCTGGCTTAAGGAGGGTTGATCCATGTGACATATTGTTTTTCCATAAATGGCTTCTTCCCACATGGAATTTGCAATAATAATTTCTTTAACCGTTGGTAAAACAACATGATTAACCCCTTCCTTTTTTAATTCTTGAGCTAGAATATCTTGCCTGGATGCCCCGTCTATAATGACTTGAGCCATATCAATTTTTTTCAGGAAATCTAAAATCCAATAGTCTCCGTTTCGGATATTTTGACAATCAATAGACTCTACAAAAATTCTATTTGATAGTGTCTTAACCGCTATAGATAAGGCTACGTTAGTACCATCTTTTCCAAACTTAATTCCAACAAACAGCTTTCCCTTTACAGTTGGAAGTTTCTTAACCTTTAAGGCCTCCCACTCATATTCAGAAATAGCTGATTTTTGATTGTATCTTAACCAAAGACCAAGTCGCTGAATATTAAAGTCCGTTTCATCTGGCCCAATTTCTTCTTCAATAGCCCTTTCTGTAAGTTTATAACCCATAGATGGATTTGTAAGATACCAAAGATCCTTGTTATGAATGTCACTCATATCATCTACTGACCATTCGGCCCAACCATTATGTTTTCTACTACCGGATAAGATGGATTCGCGGTATTTTGTAAAGACCGTTCCACCCGAAACCATGGTTGGTGGCGTCCCGCACATAATTGTCATGGGATTGTCTGAGTCCGTCACAGTGTATTTAAGAGCTGATTCCTGGTCATCCGTGTACTCTTGGGCTTCATCTATGACCAACATATCAAAGCCTTCTCCAAGACCGCCTGTAGACGTCCTTGTCCTAAATTGAATAACTCCTCCAGACTCAATAAGCTCAATTTTTTCTTGACCTTTAGCTTTTATAGAAGTGAAATTTTCCTTGTCCACTAAACCCATGTCTTCCAAGTATTTCTTTAGCTTCTCAAAAGATGAGTGAGAGGTTGAAATTCTGTGGGCTGTGTGCAAGATATTGAGTCCATTAAATAGCCCCCAAAGTTCGGCCATGTAAACCACTTCCGTTTTTCCATTACGTCTTGGAATTGCATAGCCAAATTTAGAGTGAGTCCATAATTCCTCTTCATTAACGGCAAATAAATCATTAACCATCTTTTCCTGCCATGGAAAGGGCTCTCTTCCCGTCTTTTTATAGAGATTGATTGCCTCTTCTCCACGCGTCTTTGTATATGGTAAAATGACCGATTTTGTGGGAGTTTGACTTCCATATTTTTTCATTATCAAACTCCTTTTTAAATTTAATCGTGTGAATTTACGTGTGATTTTTACACGATTAACTCACGATTATTTCCAATAAAAAAGCACAGCTAACAAGTAAATGTTAGTGTGCTTTTAATCTTCTATAATTTTAAACTGTCCTGGATCATATAAGTAGTCTTCTCCAGTGTCATCAATAATTCTAATGAATCCATTCTCAAAGCCTAAAACTTCATAAATCTTATTTTCTGTAAGTGAAATGCCCTCACTTTTCCCTAAATATTTAGCTTTCATCATCAAATGTCCTCTTTATTTTTATTTCTTCTCTTTGTCCATTTATTTTCATTCTAAATATTTCTTATCTAAATCATAATCTAGCCCAACCTGTTTCCATTCATCCTCATCTAGAGTACTTTTTATAATGCTAAGAGCTTCCACATAGCCAATTAAAGTTCCATAAGAAACTTCATCCTTATCATCTTTTATTTCATCCATATTTTCTTTAATATATGCAACAATTTGTGCAATTTTATTCATTAAACCTCTCCTCCCATAATTTTATCTCAACTATTGCCTGCTCTGCGTTTCTTTTTTATCTTTTTCCCACTTTCTTAGCAACCCCTTTTTTTGCATTTGCGTTTTTCTATTCCAGTTTCTGTCATATTTTTCAGGATTGTCTATTTTGTCAGTATGTTCAATTACCTGTTTGTAATGAGATCTTATAGATTTTTCTAACTTAGATTTATTTTTTATAAGAGCATCTCTATATATTCCACCATGTCTTTTCCCATTTTTAGCTAAATCATAAATATCTACCTCACTAAAACTTTGTTCTTTTAGTTTATTTAAAATTCTTTTTGGGGACTGATTCGATTTAATTTCAGAAAACTCTTTTCTTTTTCTAAGTTCTTCGGCATATTCTAAATCTTTTTGTATATTTCTTGAATTTTTCCATACATCCCGTTTTTTCCATCCTCAGGTAAATAATCAACGGTACATCTGCAATATCTATGCCGTCTCCACACATCTTTAGGCACATCTTCAGGATAGTCATAAGTTCCAACTAAACTTTTGCACCAGTCACAACAATTCCCTGCTTCTTTTCGAATTATTTTTGGACGGAGGCCAGCTTTATGTTGAAAGTCAGCATTTGCTTTTATAGTATCGTCCACAATGGATTGAGTAAAATTTATTATTGGTTCTTCTAATAACCATTTACCCTTTTCAAAGTCGTTATACTCAGAAATTTTATTGATAATACCATCAATTCTGTCTTGATTAAGTTCTGGTTTCATTGCTTCCAGGGAGATATTACCCTTTTTATTTAAAACATCTTGAACATCCCTGGAGTAGTCTCCCACAATATCAAAGTTCCGCTTCAGGCTGGGCTCTAAAAGCCTTTTGGCTATGTTGTAATACATTTTATTGTCTGGAAGAATATCCCCTCTTATTTCGCCTGTAAACACTTCTGAAAGAATTTTTCCCACTTCAATAGCAAGGTCGTTTGAATCTTTATGAGTTACTTTGCTATTTTTTAAGGCTGCAATCTTCTTTCTTATGGCCTCACTTTTAGCTGTTTGATTTTTAAACTCCGTTTCAATTCTTTCTAAGAGTTCAGGGACAATATCTTTATTCATGTCATATAATCTCCCATCTAATATTAGCTTTCTGATACTTCCTCAAATATTCTTTATTCGCGTCAAACACTCTTTTTAAATTCTCCATGTCGCGTGGACGTGAACGAATAAGAATATTTGTTTTAGCTTGGTTTAAATTTGGATTTATGAGCAAGTATCTTATGTTGTACCCCTTAAAGCTTTTTATTTCTTCAAGTTTCGGATAGCAGGTTATATGACAAACTTCATCATGCTTTTTAAAAGGTTTTTTGTCCACTGTATTTGATTAATCTTCGTTGAATATGGAGGCATGTAATCTAAGTCAGTAAAAACTTTGAAATTATTTCTAGCAAAAGTAGTCTTCCCTGAACCAATCAATCCACATAAGAAAACTACCGTTTTATTCATGATTTATTCCCGTAAGTTCTGAAAGACTATCTTTATCAAAGTATTCTGGGATTGCTTGATTAATCTTAATGGCAGCATCTCCGATTCCAGACAAAGTAGCCACATCCGGTTCAAACACTGGATACCACTTAGGTTTGGTTAGATAAAATTGGTTTCTCAAGTATGGATAATTATCTTCTAGACACCTGGCAACATAACCGACGTTTAAAAACCCACTTCCAAAACATCTTTGAGCCTTTCTTGCAGCAATTCTCAAGGTCTCATGACTTGCTTTGATAGCTTCAGCGGATGAAGGGTTGTCTGTGACAAAGCCTAGGTCATCCAGTGTTAGTCCTGTTTCTCCAGCAAAACCTGAAGCAAGTGTTCTCAATTGCTCAGTAAAAGGGCTCATGGAGGGTTGTGTAAATTGTCCAAGTTTCGGACTGTCTCCGTCAGCATCTTTTGTAAATTGCAAGAAACTTGAAATTGTAGCTTTCCATTTTTCCATTGGTTCAGCATCTTGAGAAAGACCAACAATGTACTTTTGAGGGAATGAATAAAATTCTGCAGTTATATCCGCTCTTTCCAAGGTTCTCTTTGCGTGTTGTTGAAAGTAAATTGCAGGTCTTGTTATCCTGCTTCGACCAAAAGGCCTCACTGCATCCGGCCTATGAATAATTGGTACAAGTGCAGGAATATTTGCAGGGTTATCTATGACGCTTGTAGGTTTGTCATCTGTATAAATTATTGTTTTATCAGGTAGGAAATAGGCCTCTAACATTGCCTTTCCATGCTTATCCCTATCTAAGACTGCATAACCTTCTTTTAATAGACCTGTAATAGGATCTATTTCACCTGTTGCATTTGACCCTTCAATAATCTGAAGCCTAGCTTGTCCTTGTTCATCTTTCGATATATAAATAAAACAACAGGATCCAATTAAAGCAGAGAGTATGGCTGAATCAAAAAATACATCCGGATTATTGCGGTTAAAGATATCATTCAACTTGAAAAAGTCTTCAGAAAATTCTTTAAAGGTTAACCTGTCGGCAAGGCTATCTACTGCCTTAGAACACCATCCTAAAACAGCCCTGTATCTCTGCCTAATTTCTGGAGGTATAGTGATTCCTATGTCTTGGTCCTGATATTTTGAATCATAGAGCTTATATTTTGTATTTACTCGTCTTTCATGCTTTTCTAATTTTTTTCTCATGTCCTCAATCATACTACCAACTCCTTTCATGAAAAAATATGTACAGTGACGGCTGAAGTCCGCCAGCCAGCCGGGAGGGGAACCTATGCCCCCATCAAGCTTTATATTGTGTCCAGTCTGTGGACCAAGGTAAGTTTCTGTTTGTGATAATGTTTGTTTTTTTGTGTGTCCTTTCCTTGAGTAGCTTGTCCGACTTGGCCCTATTACAAGACCAATGTGCAATCTGTAAATTCTCAATATCACTTGGATGTCCACCCTTGGACACTGGTATGATGTGGTCAATGCAAGGACTCATTGGATGTGGAGCCTTGAGACTCATGTCAATAGGCTTGCCACATATACCACAAATATTCTCAGACTTAAGTAATCTCTTCTTATTCTTTTCAAAGGCTGCACGATGTGGGCCCTGCCTGTCCGGTCTTATCATCATTCTTTACTCCTTAGTTATATCCTCCTATCTTACATATCTTGCTCCCACCCCAGCCATCTTATGATATGTACTTTACCCAGTATGGACCATGTATCAATAAGGGATTAAATAGCAGTCGTCGTAGCAAACTACACTCGTACAATTTTACTTAGTGGTCCATACCCACCTTAAAAGATTAAGGAGGTAAAAGCCCCAGGACAAATAAAAAAGACCGTACACAAGGTACAGTCTCATTTTAAAATCCAAGGGGAAAGGTGCATGCGGATGATTGAGAAACAAAAGGTGAAACCAAAGGAAAGGATCTTGCAATTTTATATCTATCCGCATGCTACCACAATTACATAGTATCATACAAAGTTTCCCCTGGTGTAGCAGGTTAAATTAAATTTAAATTTTTTGCCAGGATGTAAAGGACCTTGGACTTGTACCGGCTATACGTCGTCCGGTGGGCGTCTCTAGGATAGGGCTTGCCAAAGTGGATATTGTCCCACACACCTTTACGATACTCCGGAGGTATGGTGGCCATGGCTCGGTCTATCATCCGTATCCGGTCGGCAAACTCCTCCCGTTTAAGGACAATATTAAAGACAAGGTCATTGGTTTTATTGGTCTTACTCTTTGGCATATCGTCTATCTCAATAGGTGCCAGCACACTCAAAGAGTCCAAATTGTCCTTAAGCCGGTAATAATCTCTTATAATCCAAAGGGTCTGATGATAGACCGGTACTGGTAGCTTATACTTACCAGTACGACGTGGGGTGTCTTTGGCCATGTCCTCACTCCTCTTTTATAAAAACTCCGTCAACTGTCTTACCCTTACGTTTACTTATTTTTTTATACGCCATCTCCAGACAAGTAGTGGGATCTAAATCTAACTGCTTGGCCAAGATACACAAGGTCACCAGGACGTCCCCAAACTCTAGCAAGAGGTTTTGCCTTGTATAGTCCACAAAGGCGGCACTATAGTCATCATCCCAAAAAATGTCCACGTACCTGTCCAGCTCCGTCTTAAACTCCAGGGCCTCCTCCATAAATTTTAAAAATTGTTTGTCTGTATTTTTAGGATCTGTAATTCCCTTTTCTTGGCCCCAGGCTTGGACCCTTTTGATTAGATCTTCAAAAGTCATTTTTTTATCCTCCTAAATCTCGTCTATCATCGCGGACCCACCGCCTGGGTGATAATATAGATCCTCATCACAAGATTTATAACCCAGGTCCTGTAAAAACTTTTCTGCCTCATCGTGACTACCTGTTACAAACTCAAGCTGTGGTCTCACAACAGGCAAGGTAATATCCGTTATCCACACAGTGTAAAATTTCATTATCATTTTTTATCCACATCTTTTAATTTCTCCATCACATAGTCTATCCCACTTTTTAATTCGTCTTTTGACATCTTGTAGACTTGCTCCGGTCTATAGTCCTTGGTCAAGGCAATGATTAAAAAGTCCTCTTTACTTGGTATTAAAACCGTCAAAAAACCAGCCATCAAGAAAGTTAAGCATAAAGCTTTAAGATGTTTTTTGGCATAGGTCGTAATCTCACTGTCAAAGTCAAAGATGTAGTCATCCTCTATAAAAGAGACTATTCCAACGGTAGCTATAATACTTCCGGACATGACCACCATGGCTATTAAAACGCTTTTTAATCCACCCAAAACGCTGGCTAAATAATACAATTTTCCGATTGTCATTTTTTATCCACCTCCACGGCGTATCCTCTATATTGTTCCGGCACATAGCACAAGTGCTCCTCTTTCCAGGTCTGTCTTAAATCTTTATTTCTCCGACAGGCAAACCAGTGGCCGCTTTTATTAGTCAGGTATTGTTGCTCTCCATCTGTTGTTGTTAGGTCAGGTAGTGGTACGATGTATCTCTTTGGTTCTTCTCTGTCCGGTAGCGGTGTCTTTGCATAAGCAATAGCCGCTTCCATCATATCCATGTCCTCATTATCGACATAGTATGATGCTTCTATCCATACACGATTTTCATAAATTTCGTTTATGAAAATGGTATTTTTAAAATCAAAACCCTCTCTTTCTAAAACGGTTTTGTGACCAGTAAAACTAAACTCATATCCATTTTTTCTAGCAATTTCTTTTAACTCACTTGTTTTCAATTCTTTCATTTTTTCCTCCGCTCTACTCCGCTCTACTCCGTTTTACTCAACTCTACTCCGTTTTACTCAACTCTTTGTCGGCCAATCTTAAAAAAGCACCGTGTCGTCAGTTTAAAGGCTTTGTCCTCTGGCAAGGCCTCCATGGTCTTACCATAAATTTTAACGTCAAAGACCTTGCCAAGTTCTGGATCTATCCTACGTGTAATTTTTATATGTTTTGGATCCACTCCAACAGCCTCACCATAAATCGCGGCCAAAAGCCTGCACTCTAAATGGATTAATTCATCCACAGATAACTCCGTCACAACTTTTGCTATCTCTAACTTGGCTTTTAAAAACCCGTCATCCGCCTTTATCATTTTTCCACCTCATCATTAATTAGATCCAATAGTTCATCCATCTTTTTATCTATCCGTGCTTGTTCCCTTAAAATCGACCTTGCTTTTGCTTTGTTTAAGTCATAATCAACCTTTAAAACGGTTTTGCCTTTTTCTTTTTCAAAGCTATATACAAAATCTTTGATTCCATGTTCATCTAAGATACTGTCCGGTTCTTCGGTTAACCTAGATATCACGTACTTAAGCAATTGATATCTTCTTGATGCTGATTTTTCCACTGTCTCTATAAGAGTTATATATCGCTCTATATATAGCTTGGCTGCAAGTAGCCCCTGTCTTTGGATTCTATAGGCGCCTACATACCTTCTAGCGTTTTCTAGCTCCTCTCTCAATTCGTCGTCAGATAGGGGCTTGCCAAGTGCGTCATTGTAATTGATTTGTATATACAATCTATGGTCCCCCTTGCTAATTTTTGATTTTGGGTTGTCTACAATTTCTTTTAACGTCGGGACTATAAATTTCATTATTTTTCCCTCTCCTTAACTTTTTTGATCCTTGCCTTTAGGCTCTCTAATACATAATTTTGTACATCCTCTTTTTTCTCCAAGGCGGCCATAACGTCCTCGTCTCTTGTGTCCTCGGTGACCAGGTGGTGGATGATGACTTTCTCTTTTTGCCCTTGCCGGTGTAGCCTTTTGTTGGCCTGGGTGTAAAGCTCATAGTTCCAGGTCAGGCCAAACCAAATGACATGGTTCCCACCCTCTTGGAGGTTTAGACCGTAAGCACTGGAGGCAGGGTGGGTCAATAAAACCTTGATTTTTCCGTCGTTCCAGTCTTTCTGGTCCTCCTTGGTCTCTAATTTTCGATAATTGATTTTTTTCTTGTCCAGGGCCTGGGTCAGTCTTGCCAGGTCGTGCTTAAAGTTATAAAAGACTAGGACATTTTTGCCCTGTAGTTGCTCCAGGGTCTCCATAAAGGCCTCAATCTTGCAATCGTGGATCTCATGATACTTTTTGTCCTCGTCATAGACCGCCCCGTTAGCCAGTTGTAAAAGCTTAGTCGACAAGGCCGCCGCGGATGTAGCGTCAATCTCCTCCGCGTCCTCAATCTCCAAGACGGCATCCCGCTCCATTTGTAGATAGGCTTTTTTAGCCTTGGGGTTTAAAACTACCGGGATAATGTTGTCTGTGCACTCCGGTAGCTCCAGGTAGTCGTCGGCTTTCATGGATATGCAAATATCGGATATTTTTTGGGTAATTTCCGCCTGGCTAAAGGTCCGGGCCTTGTAGTTGTAGCCCATATAGTCCCCCTCAAAATAAGAGTTGCGGAAACTGTAAAAAGATGGACTCAATCTTTGGCCCCCGTCCAGTAAATAGACCTGGGCCCATAGATCCAACAGACCATTGGGACTTGGAGTCCCTGTTAAGCCTACCAATCTTTTTATATGGGGCTTGATAGAGGCCAAGGCCTTAAAGCGTTTTGCCTGGTGGCTTTTAAAGCTGGAAAACTCATCACAAACCACCATGTCAAAAGGCCAGTCGTTTTGGTAGAGGTCCACCAACCACACTACATTATCCCGATTGATGATGTAGATGTCGGCCGGGGTATTTAAGGCCTTGACCCTCTGCTTTTCTGTCCCTAGGACCGTGGAGGTCCTAAGGAGTCCAAGCTCCGGCCACTTTTCAATCTCGTTTTGCCAGGTGGCCTCTGCCACCTTTTTGGGGGCAATAACCAAGACCTTACCCACGGAAAAGCGGTTGTAGATTAACTCCTTGATGGCGGTTAAGGTAATCAAAGTCTTACCCAAGCCCATGTCCAAGAAAAGGCCTAAATTATCAGTATCAAGTATCCTTTTGACACAGTACTTTTGATAGTCGTGTAATCTCATCTACAAACTCCTTTACTTGGTCCAGGCCACGAAGGACACGGACCTCTTGGCCCAATCTTGTCAATCTCCGGATCTGTACCCTTTGGAGAGGTCGTGGCTCCTTGTACTTAGTCTTAAGCTCCACAAAATAAATCACCCCACCAGGTAAAAAAACAATCCGGTCCGGCACCCCTGAATTTCCCGGCGACGTAAATTTATAGCACCGCCCTCCCAATTTTTTTACATTATCAATTAGATACTTTTCGATGTCTTTTTCTAGCACACCTTACCTCCCACTCGGCGGAAACCAACTTACACATTTTTCCCTATATAGTATTAAATATAGATAATATAGATATATATATATTCTATATATTCTATATATTCTATTTTTTATACTCATTAAAGGTAAATGTATTATTAGTTTCCGATACTATTCAAACCTTGTATTTTACTTGCTTTTCCTGGAAACCAGCTTTTTTATGTTGGTTTCCAGTAGACTTTTTAATGGAAACTAACTTTTTATCACTGGAAACCAACTTTTAATTCTTGGTTTCCAGTAAATTTCTATAAATTCTATATTTTAAAAAGTTTTTAATTTTTTAAAATGTTGGTTGCCAATAGTCTTTAAATACTGTATTTTACTAGCTTTATGCGACAACCAACAGTATTTTTATTGGTTGCCATGCTTTCTTTTTTGATTATCAATATTGATAATATTTGTCCTTTCAAAACCTTTTTGTTTTCCATACTTTCCGTAGGATCTAGGGTTTTTATTCCTAGTCCAGCCTGGCAAGCCGGTCATGATGTTGACCAGCTCATTGGAATCTCGACGATTTAGGTATTTTACGTCTCCGCCAAAGCACACCTGCCACACCTCCGCGATACATACTTTTTCACGGTCCACAAGCTCCAGGTCATCCGAAGCTTTAAAAGTGCCGGCCATAAAGGCCCTCTGGTCTCTCGGCTCCATGTCGTACCAATTTTTGGGGATCTTATGCTTTAAAAACTCCAAGATGATACCCTCTTTTGGATCTACGTCCCTATAATCATATTGCATACTTTCGGCAATCTCTTGAGCCTCTTGGGACAAGACCAGCTTTTCCCCTAAGATGTAGTAGTTATAAGCCTCGGCCCAGATTTGGTCCACTTCCCCGTCCAGGTCCTCAAAGATGTCCTTGGTAGGTCGTAAATCTCCCACCCGGATGGGCCAAAAGCGACGGGATCCAGTAGCGTCCTTTAAAAAGGACTCGGAGTTGGTAGACCCAAAAAAGACACAGCGTCTGGCAAACTTTCGGGTCCGTCGGCCATAGGCCTCCCGGTAGATATCATGAGTCTTGGACAAAAACTGCTTGACGATTTCCGTCTCGGACTTGGTCATGGCCGAGAGTTCCCCCACCTCATTTATGAGGGTCCCCTGGATAAGCTCGGCGGCCTCCTTGCCTTCAAAGCTATAAAGGCTATCAGAAAACCAATCCCGGCCCAACTTGGCCAAGAAAGTGGACTTTCCAATCCCTTGAGGTCCTGAAAAGACCACCATGTAGTCAAACTTGACCCCCTTGGAGGATAAGGCCCTGGAGATGGCCGCGATTAAGGCCTTACGCATGATTTCCGAGGCGTAAACCGATTCTTCCGCCCCCAGGTAGTCCTGGAGGAGGGTTTTTATCCTCTCTTGGCCATCCCAATTGAGGCCGGTCAAGTACTCCTTGACCTCGTTTCTCCGGTGGTTAAAGGCCACTACTTTGAGGGCCGTCTCAATCCTCTTTTCCCCGGTTATCCCATAGACCTTTTCCAGCCTTAGGGCCAATTGAGCGTCGTCGGTGTCGGTCCACATACGAGCCCCCTCTCCGTCCTCCCAGGGCAGGGGGAGCTCCACCATCCCCCGGTTGGCAAATTCGTCCAGGTAAATCTTGTCCTTAAAATTTGGATCGTGGTCCAAGATTAGGGTTATATTTGCAATGGTTTTATCATAGTTTCCCTTGGCGTCGGCTGTTAAATTGGCCATCCAGGCGTCGTCCTCCTCATCCGGGCATGAGATGTCCGGACTAAAATCAGGACCATTTTGGCCTAAGACGTCAAAGTAGTCCGCCGCCGCCTCTTGTCGCTCCCGGTTTAAAAGACCAATGACCTTGTCGTCAGACCGGGCCAAGTCTTTCATAGCCGTGGTGGAGGGCAGGGTGGCCACGGGAGTCCCCTCGGCCGCCTCCTCGTCCAGGTCGGAAAACTTGTGGAGCCTTACCAGGTCCCAGGCATTGACCAGTTGGCCACCGCATGGATCTGTCGCATGGTGGGAGTATAAAAATTTCCCATCCTCATAGATAATGGCTCCGCCTGTGGTGGACCCTTGCAAATAAGTGTAGCGGTCCTGGTCGGCTGTCGGGTCATAGGCCTTGGGGATAAAGGTCTCCATGGCCTCATAGATGTCGTAGGCCCGGCAAAAGGCCCCAATAAGCCCCGTCTTAGTGGTCGGGTCCTGTTGCTTGGTCAGGTCCTTTCTATGGCCCACGTCCACTCCAGGGACCTGGGGCCATGAGTTGATGTCCCTCCAGTCGGCATAAGTGGCCAAGACCCCGTCAGCGGATAAAAAAGGCTTGTCCTCGTACTTGTAGACGTATTGGGAGTCATTAGAGCAGGATGGCCAAAACATGAGCCTTGAGGGCTCAAAAGTGGTAGGGTCGGCCATCTCAATCCCAATTTGCTTGGCGGCGTATCGAGCGATAGGCTCGTACTCGTCTGACGTCACAGACCGGTCCAGGGGGAGGATAATCCGCAACCTGGGCCGATAGGGGGCATGCTTCCGGGTGGAGTAGATGACGTAACCACACCCCAAGGTCATGACCTTTTTAATGACTGCCTCCGTCTCCCCGGTGGGGATATTATCAAAGTCCAGGGTCACCAGGTCCCGGCTCAAAATATTGCTTGCCTTACGCCTGACGCCCTTTAAGGCTCCCCCGACAAAGCCTCCCACGTCCTTGAGGTCGTCCTGCTTGGCCTTGGATAGCTTGAGGTATTCCTCCAGGGTTTCTTGGGACCGGACGGGGGTTTCCAACTTTTTTACAAAGTCGGAGTAGTTTAGGTCCTGGCCCTGCCAGTTGACGGACTTTCGACTGGCCCCCACCGATATAGTAATTTTTCTATCGTTTAACATAGTATCAATCCTTTTTGTAAAATTCGCTTTCAAAGCCTGCACCTCGTAAAACCAGGCCCGGGGCCCAGTCTATGGGCCAAGAAAGGATCTCGTTGACCTCGTCCAGGGTGATGTCACGGCGGGCCTCCATAACCACCTCGTCATGGATGTGCATGACAACAGGGTCAAAGGGAAACTCCTTGTACAGGTTGATTAAGGTCTCGGCTAGACAATCCCTGGCAATGGCCTGGACCACGTTCTCCGTCAGTTTTCCGCCATAGGTGGACTCCTTGGCAAATTTCCGATTGGTCCCAATCCCCATAAAATGGATGGCCATTTTCCCAAACTTATTTTCCTGGAGTTCCGGCTCCGGATAGTATAGGCTCCGGCCCGATGGGAGTTTTATGACCAAAAAGGTCAGTCCATAGACTGGGTCCACCTGGTAGGACAAGTCCAAAAGTCGGACCTGTCTCGGCTCTCCGGTCTCTACCGTGGCCACGGCGGCCCTCTCTAAGTCGTACCAAAAGCGGACAATATTTTTATTGGCCTGTCTCCATCTATCCTTGATGTCCTCCAATTCCTGGTCATCCAGGCCCATTCGGTCGGCTCCCATAGCCTTTAAGGCTCCAGGTCCTCCCTGGTAGCCCAGGGCCAGGGTGGCCACCTTGCCCTTTTGTCTCAAGGCGTACTCCGGATTGCCCTTGACGATCCTGTCAATGGGGATCCCGAACATTTGACTTGCCGTGGCCTCGTAAATCTTGCCGTGAGTGGCAAAGACTTGATTGACCCAGTCCTCCCCAGCAAGCCAGGCAATGACCCGAGCCTCAATGGCCGAGTAGTCCGAGACAATAAACTTTTTTCCCTTGCTGGGGATAAAGGCCGTCCGGATAAGCTGGGAGATGGTATCTGTCGCATTACCAAAAAGTAACTCCAAAAGGCCCTTGTCCTTGGCCTTGACCAGGTCTCGGGCCAATTCCAGGTTTTTGATGTAATTTCTCGGGAGGTTTTGGACCTGGACCAGTCGTCCAGCCCATCTCCCTGTCCTATTGGCCCCGTAGCATTGGAGGAGCCCTCGGACCCGGTGGTCCTCACAAGCACACTCCTCCATGGCAGTGTACTTTTTAATACTGGTCTTGGACAACTCCTGCCTTAACTCCAAAAACTCCCGGACTTCCGGGGCCAGGTCCTTTTCCAAAAGGTCCGCCACCGTGTCCTTGCGGACATTGTCCACCTCCGGGATGTAGCCCTGGAGCCAGGGGAGGATTTGAGCCACAGAATTGGGATTGGCCAGGCCGGAGATTTCCTTGGCCCTGGCCGTCTGCTCCTTGGTCAGTCGGTCGTCGATGTCCAAGGCCCCGTCCACCAGGTCAAAGTCCACCTCTACCCCCAAGGCGTTGGCCTCGTCCGACAGGGCCCAAATAAATTGTTCCCTATCCGGTACTGGAAAAGCCTCCAGTCTCCGGTAAATCTCCATCTCCGTGACCACGTCTTGCTTGCAGTAGTCTTTAAATAAGGCCCACTTGTCCGGGTCATGGGCGGGTAGGTTCCGGGTCCTGCCCCCGTTGGTTTTTGTCGGGGCACAGGGAACACAAAAGTAACAGATTAAGGCCTTACCTGTCCTTAGCTTTTGCTTGTCCTCCGGTAGCTTTAAAGCCTCCCCAGTAGCGGCCAAACCGGCAGGATAACCCAAGTACATGGCGTGGTGCATTGTGCAACTCCAGACCATCCGGTCCCCTACCTCCAGGCCAAAAGCCTCCAAGCAGTTGTACTCAAAGGCCGCATTGTAGGCATGCTTGATGACCAGGTTATCAGCTATGGCCTCAAGGACCTCCTTGGGTATGGACTCACCATTGGCCAAGTCCACAATCTCCACCGGTCCAAAGTCCACCGAGTAGGCAAAAAGCAAAACCTCAAAAGCTGGGTCCTTGCAGTACTTGTAAAGACCAGCCTTGCCGATGTCTATCGGGCTATAAGTCTCAATGTCAATAGATAAGTCTTTCATAGGTCCTCCCAGCTTAACTCAAGTTCCCAGTCAAATCTTTGATTGATGAGACCGACGATGTATGCTAACTCCTCCATATTTTTGAGGTTAAAAATAATATTCCTGATTGGCTCCCACTCTTTAATTTTTGATGGGCCCATTAACTCGTCTAATCCCCATATTAAATCTAGTTTTAATTGGTCAAATTTACCATTTGCAATCGTGGTGGTCCCGCCTTCAAATCCAGGCATTGGGACGTTTCTGACTACAATACATAGTGGCTCCGGTCTATACCATACAGCCATTTCTTTTCCCCCCTTTCTAAAATTTATGGGGCCGCGATCTACGACCCCATCTTTAAAATCTTATAGTGGCATACCTGTTAAAGGATCCACTCCACCCGGCTCCATGACTGGAGCGTCAGGGTCTGCAACGGCTTGAAAAGCCTTGTTAGCGTCAAACTTATAGCCTAGGGCCTCGTCGTCTTTGACCTTTTGGAGCCCATTTAAGCCAAATCCGATGCCCCGAGATTGGTTATTGTAGGCATAAATTGAGATGGCTACATGAGCCCAGCACCCGGAGTAGACTTGAGACCGGTCCATAATTGGTTGGACCCTTTTGTCCATAACGGCTGGGGGGTACTTGGCATTAGCCGAGGCGGTAAAGACCCAATGTCCTTTACATTCTGGGCCATACTCGGACCCTCCGGGGGAAAATCCGTCTCCATCGTGGATGGGGAGTTTTGGTTGAGCAATCCCCTTTAATTTGTCGTCTTGATTGGCCACGATTTCCGCCTTGATAGCGTCCATAAGGGCTTTATAGCCTTGGGTGTCTGACTTAGGCAGTAAACAGGTAACGGAGTACTTTTCGTCCCCTTGTGGGGTGGTTTTTGGTTCAAAAACGTTAACATAGGATAAACGTACTAAGCTTGTGGTAAATTCTTGTGCCATAATAGGCCTCCTTTTCTTTTTTAAAAATTAAATTTCTTCAAAGCCCAGGTCTTTTACATAGGGCTTTCTCTTGTCACTTTCTTCCACCAGGGTGGGCTTACCCTGGGGCTTTACAATCTGGTCTCCCAGGATGTCGGCAAAGTCTTTTTTCCCGACGATTTTTTCCAACTTGGAGAGACTTAGGGGCTTACGCTCATATAGGATAGCCTCGTCAAAGCCCTTGGCCTCTAAGAGACCAAAGGCTTGATCTTGGTCCCTAAATTTACGGACTGACCGGCCCTCCACCGCCTTAAAGCCTGGGATCTCTTCCCCGGCCAGAATAGTGGCCAAGGCCTCCTCCTCCAGGTCCTTGATCCAGTCCACCAGGCCCTTGGCCTCTAGCATATACCTGGACAAGTCCTGGTTAGATACCAGGGCCAGGTCCTGGGCCATGTGGGGCTTTAACTCCTCCACCTTGGCAAACATAACCTTGGCCCGTTCGGGGCACCTGGATTTTGCCCTACAAAAGCGGCAATGGTCCCCTTGGGCCAGGGTTTCCGACCCCTCAAAGGCCTCCTTGGCCCGGTCCTTGATACTATCCCCCCAGGCTAAAAGGTCCTTGGCCGATATCTCCCAATCCAGGATAGAGTCCAGTCGGGGCTGGATGATGGTCAGGACTACCCTGTCTATCTTGTATAAGAGAGAGTAGGCTCGGTAGGCTCCTAGCCCATAAAGCATAAGTTGAGGGTTTTCCTCCGGGCTTACAGGGACTCCCTTGCCGTATTTGAGATCCGCCACTTGGAGGGTATCTCCGTAAATCATGATACAGTCACAGGTCCCAAATCCCTCCGGGACCCAGGCGGAAAAGTCCACCCTCTCCTCAATACTGACGTATGGGCTTGATGGGTAGACCAGGGCCCGTCTCTTAATCTCGTCAAAGTAGACGTCGGTGTACTTGTCCATCTCCGGAGCCCAGGACGGGTCCTCCTTAAAGGTCCCCATGGCCTTGGAAAAGGTCTTGGGACCTATCCCCTTGACAAAATACTTTTGGAGCTTTAACTCCGCCACAGAATGGGCCAGGGTCCCCTCTTTTGCGTAGTCAGACCCGGAGTCCTCAAAGCCCTCCTCCAGGACGATAGACCCTGGACAATTAAGCCAACGGTGGGCTCCAGAGGCCGACAACTTGGCATGGACCTCCGGCATTAGATAGTCCCTCCAATCTCCCGCAACTTAAGGACAAAATCGTTGTATTGGTCCTCCTTAAGCTCCAAGAGACTATTGAGGCCAAAACCGTTAATTAGACCCTGGAGCTCGTTCCGTTTCCCGGCTTGGGCCACCTTGGCACAAGCCAGTTGGATTTGCTCAAAACTATACTCCGCTTGGCCCGTTGGAACTACCCCTTGTGGTTGACTGGTAGGTTCTTGTGGTTTTTCCACTTTTTCCACCGGTTCACTTACTACATCTTGTGGTTTCTCTTGCTTTTTGCCTATATCTTCCAGGGCCTCTTGTGTTTTAACCATGCCCTTGGTATTTGCCAGGGCCGACCCTACCAAGGCAATGGCCTCTGTTAGCTGGTCTAACCCCTCAATTTTTACAGTAATATCCATTTATAATTCCCTCCATATCTTGTATCTCTGCATTTTCCATCAGCTTTCTCATAGTGGACCGCTTAAAGCCACAGTGCTTTAAGATGGCCATAGCAATCCCCTTTTCCAGGTCAAAATTCTCATCGTGGACTTTAACCACTGTTTTTTCCTCTCCTACATATAAAACTGTAGCCGGCCCATTGACGATGACCCTCATTTTTGGCTTGAGGATGGGGACGATCGTTCCGTCTTGCACCATCTTGGCAAGGGCCTCTACAGCTAGCTGGAAATTGTCCTTTCCCGCCATTTTTACCTCCTATACTTTTACGATGACAAAGTCATCCTCCTTGTGTTATAATCAACTTGTACTTTTCTTAGTCCTCAAGCCTTGCTTGGGGGCTTTTTTATTGTCGATATGCTGCATAAGCCGTCTCCGGTAGCTGGGCGTGGACTGCTTGATTGTAGCCCTCTACCTGGTCTACTGCACTGCCTGTCACTACATCAGCAATAACCCCGGCCAAGATAATGATTAGGCTCCAGGCTATAGCCCCCAAAATCATCCATCGGAATCCAACTTTTAAAGTCCGTCTTGTCTTTTTGGTCATATCCTCACTCCCTGTCTTGATTGCTTGGTCAACCAGTCCTCCACCTCACTCTTTACAAAAAGCAGCCTGTTTCCGTTGCGGATTTTTGGAAAACTGGGATAAGTGTTGGCCAATTTTCTGAGTTTGTGTTCTCCGACTGGTATTTCCCTGGCCAGTTCCTTGGGTGTATAGAGTATCTTTTCCATAACTCCCTCCTTTCGTCCGTTTCTTTCTTGCGTTTTGCAAGTCTAGGCCAAAAAAAATTGCCTTAAGTCCCCTGGGTCAATGTTTAAAATCTCGGCCAAGTCAAACATCTCCTCTATTGTAAAGGATCTGTTGTTGTTAATTTTAAGGTTAAGCGTAGGCTGTGCAATCTTAAGCTTATAGGCCAAGTACTCTTGATTTACATTTTCTTTGGCCATCTTGGTTTTTAGCAGTTTTGAGTTGACCATTGACTCCCCTCCCTCCTTTTTAAAATCTTGCGTTTTGCAAGTCTATAATTATAATAGCACCCCAATTTTAAAATTGCAATACCTTTTGCAATAATTTTTGCAATAATATATTGCAATATGCAATATTAGGGGTTATAATATACATATACTAAGGTACAGGGGGTGAGAAAAATTGATTTATGATCCAGGCTTAATCGGACAAAGAATTAAAAGTGCAAGAGAGGATAAAAACCTTACAATTAAAGAGCTTGCCGAGCTCCTAGGGCTCTCGGAATCTACCGTAAGCCGGTATGAGGCCGGCTACGTGGCAAAAATAAAACTGCCAGTCCTATCAAGTATAGCCGGTATCCTGGACGTCCAAGAAGAGTACTTGCTCGGAGTGACAGACAAAAAGCAGTCTAGTGACGATATCATGCCTATGAGTGACTATAAGTATGTACCTACCTCGGTGGCGGCTGGTAGTCCAATAGAGATTGACGGCTTGCAAGATTTACCGACTCTACAACTGCCAAAAGCCTTTTTGGGCAAATACTCGGACCGTAAAGACCTCATCTTAATGAGGGTAAACGGAGAGTCCATGAATAAAATCATCCGGAATGGATCCTGGATTGCCGTCATAACTAAGATTGAGTTGGATAATTTAAAAAGCGGAGATCTTGTCGTTTTTGACAGGGACTATGAGTACTCATTAAAAGAGTATCATGATTTAGGAGATGAGATCCTTTTTAGGCCACTATCCACCGACTTAGCTTATAAAGAGATACGGTGCAAAAAGGATAGAGACTTAAGGATTGTCGGAAAAGTAGTTATGTACAATATAACCCTTGATTAATAACCACCCTGGGGCCTTATGGCCCTAGGGGGTGAAAGGAGGAAAATTATGGCACTTTTTAAAAGCAAAGAGGAAAAAGACCTGGAAAAGCAGGCAAAAGAAAAGGAAAAAATTGACAAGTTTTTAAGCTACTACAACCTGGACGATATCGATGAGAGAGACCGGGCCAATATCCTGGATATGGCTAGACAAGACAGTGCACTAAGCCTCTTAGATACTGGGACTTTTTTATCCGGTGATGAAAAAGATTTTTTACAACAAATAGCTTATCAACAACAACTTATAAGAGATCAAAACTTTTTAATGATCAAGCAACTAGACCGACTCAATAAAAATTTAGAAAAACTCTTAGACAAGGACAAGTAAACAAAAAAAGACCAGTCATTTGCCGATGACTGGTCAGAATAAAGGCGTGGTATGCACACCATTACACAAATATAGTATATCACACCTTTGAGATAAAAGGAGTGATTTTTTTATGGCTAAAAACTCAAATGGGCTAGGATCTATCACCCATGTCATGCGTAACGGCAAAAAGTACTGGACCGGCAGGGTCACTCTAGGGACAGACATCAACGGCAAGCAGGTTCGGAAGTCTTTCTCCAGCTTTAAAAAGTCCGACGTCGTGGAAAAGATGAGGGAATACATGATTTATGACACCGTATCCGGGCCCATAGACCCCCAAAAAACCGTCCTGGGACCCTCCCTATACCACTGGGCCTTTAACGTCAAATCTAAAGAGGTTAAGACCTCTACGCTGTCAAAATACGACCACAATCTCCGACTTAGGATCCTCCCCTATCCCTATGCCAATATTGAGGTCAAGGACATCACGATCCAAAACCTCCAAAAATTTATCGACTTTTTGACCCTGGACGAGGGCTGGCCCGAGGGGGCCGTGGATACCACCCTACAGATTATCCGGACCTTTTTGGACTACTGTATAATCTTAGGACGGATACAGACCAATCCCGCCAAGTATGTAAAAGTACCCAGGGACAAAAATAAATTCCCAGCTAAAAAGACCTTTAGAATCTTTAGTAAGCAAGAGCAAGACCTTATCCTTGAGGCCCTGGACCTATCCGACACCGTGGAGCAAATGCTTTACATCGACTTTTTCTCGGGCCTCCGTCGGAGTGAGCTTAGAGCCCTGGACCTGGATAGTTTTAAAAGCCCTGACCTCATCATAGACAAGCAAATGGCCCGGACCTATCTTTTTATGGAGGATGGCAGTCGTCGTCTAAAAAAAGACGACCTCCAGTCCCTAAAGACCGAGTCCTCCAAGAGGGTCCTCCCCTTGCCTAAGCTGGCCATACCCGTCATGGAGAAGGCAATCCAAGACTCCAAGGAAAAGCACAAAAGGCAAGGACTCAAATTTGACGGGTCCTCTACCATCTTTGTGGACGATCTGTGCCGTCCAATCGAAGAAAAAAGGACCAATCGTCGACTCCATGCCATCTGTAAAAAAATTGGTATCGAGCCTAGACCTCTCCACTCAATCCGTCACTCCTATGCCACCCGGCTTTTTGAAGCTGGAGTCGACGTAAAAACCGTCCAAAAATTAATGGGTCATGTCGATTATAAAACCACCATGGACATCTACACTCATGTCATGCCGGAAAAAAAGATGGAGGCCGTCTCCATCTTTGACAAAATTTATAATTAA